GTTCCAGACAGCTGCCGGGAAGGAAGGGTTCACAGCAGTCACGGATAAAGCCGTGAAGGGGAACATCGACGGATACATCAAGGTGTACGACGTCGCGACGGCGCAGACGCTTTACATCGCGCTGTACGATACCGTCCCCTCGTAAGTCGTTGAGCGGGGGATCCCTACGGGGGTCCCCCCATATCTCTAAATTAGGAGGGCCACAATGGCCGAAAACAAAACTCTGGTCATGACCGTGAAGGACCGTCTTCTCATCAGCGAGTTCTTTCCTGAACGCGGCAACCTAATCACCAAAGTCATCGAGAAGGACATCTCCGAAAAACTTACCATCGGCCAGGAGGAGGCCAAGTTGATTGGCCTTATTGCTAAACCTGGAGGGGGCGGAGTTACCTGGACACAGGATAACGCCAAGGACAAAGAGTATTCGTTCACGGAAGCGGAGATCTCTTACCTCAAGGACCAGGTTGATCGCATCGACAAAGCCGGTCAGTTTAATTCTGATACGGCGATTGTGGCCCAGAAGATCAAAGGTGCATAGTGTTTGTCCCCGAGGGGTTTGCTAAGTCTTTAAAATTCATCGACCCTACTTATCGTGTGGAAGAGACGGACGACCACGATGGGTACTATATCATCAAGGACGTAGACCTGACGATGAAGGTCGATGGCGGGAAGACTCTTTCGGATCCCAAAAACGCTCGTGTTCATGGACCCCTCGTAGTCCTCTTCTTCCCGGCATTCGGAGAACGGGTTCTTGATACACTTCAAGAGATGAAGAAGCAAGCGCTTGAGATGGGGATCTATGAAGATCCCGTCAAAGAACTTGCTTGGTATCAGATGAAGAAGATAGAGGCAAAGAAGAAGAAATCGGAGTTGGCCACGGAGATGATCTCCGAAGGGTTGATGGAAGCCCATCGGCTTGAACGGAAGAAGTCATTCTCCTACGGCGGATCTTAAACCGTAGTAGGAGGCCGCCATGGAACAGAAGTTTCGGGTGATCCCGAAAGTCTGTAACGAGTGCGGAGTCTGTTATAAGGTCTGTCTGGATATCGCCCAGGCAATCGCAGAGGGTCCACCTTATGTTATCGACCCCGTTCTCTGCACAGCATGCAAAGAGTGCTACAACCAATGTCCTGTCCAGGCCATTGAAGAATATGAATGGGAACCGGAACCGCCCGAACCTCCGGTCCCAGAACCAGCGGGACCAGTTTTGAGTTTGGGGATTACATTAAAAGATTCATAATAGGAGGCCAATATGGCTAATGATGTCACGAGTGAAAGACTTTGGATTCTCGATACGGTAGCAGTAATCAAGGCCGTTGGGAATGATGTTATTGTCAGGAAGATTGTTCTTCATCCAGTCGCAATCGATAACCTAGTCAATATCCAAGAGTATGGTTCTGATGGCGTTCTTAGATTAGCGATATGCTTAGCGGCAAACCATTCTGATATTAATCTAGTGTCGTTAGATTTTGGATCAGAAGGTAGAAGGCTGAACGGATTTAAATTATCTGTTCTTACCGCTGGTGTCCTTGACGTATATCTTGGAACCGAATAATAGGAGGTCGCCATGACCAAGGCCGTTATCCTGCAGGGTATTCGTGACCTCATTAATGAGCAGAGTTCGGATGCCGGCGCACTTCTGAGTGATACCGGGAACCTCCTCGGCTTTATGGACGATGCCGTTGAACAAGTCGTCCTGGACTTACTCGACGCTTACCCTAATGAACTTCTCGCCTACGAGGATGTAAGTATGGTGGCGAATACCAAGACCTACGTTCTTACAAAAACATGGTGGAAGATCATCAAGGTTGAGAAGACGGTGGCTGGCGAGAACCCAACAGAGATAGACGTCATCGATCCCTTGTCTCACCAATACGTCGAGTTGCACGACGAGACCAATCCGTTGCCTTATGCCTGTAATATCATCAACGGAACTCTCTGGATGTTTCCGACCCCATCCGCAGCGATAACAAACTATATCCGTATCTGGGGTATTCAACCGGAGATCGTCATTATGGCCAATGGTGGTCCGGCTACCCTCCCTCGGGAGACCCATCGTCTTATCGTATATTGGGCCGCAAGCCTTGTTGCTGTCCTGCTTGGCGTGAATCCTGACCCCTTCCAGTTGCTCTATACGAATCGCCTGAACAAGATCCTCAAGATGCAGACGGGCAAGTTCTCGCAAGCCCCGAGGTTCGTCCGAGAGTCTGTCGTTGAACGGACTACGAGAGATTCCAGAGAACGCGCGTTTTATGATACCTATTGGCCGTAAGGAGACTTAGATGATAGAGACAGTCCCCGGCCTCAAGGCCATCCCGGTATTATTGAATGGCGGGATAAACGAGATAGCAGCGTCCGACTCTCTTCTGCCCGAAGATGCCGTAAAGATGTTGAACTGGAGATTGTCCAAGGATGGGACAAGGATCCAGAAACGTGCGGGACTTCAGGAAGAGGGATTGGTTGCAGCGGTTGATGATGTCTATGGGTATTCTACCTACGTCGATTCCAGCGCAAACTTCTGTCAACTCGCTGTCCTCGAAGGTCAACTCATGCGAAAGGTTGGGGCTGGAGCATGGACGCAGATCTACGATTGGCCGGCAGCGGCTACTATCGATCACGTTGTTAAGCCACTAGAGATCCAGGGAAAACAGTTCATCATCACGGAAAAAGGATCCCGAGAAATCTTGGCAGATGGGACAATAAGGCAGATTGGGATATCTCCCCCATTAAGTCTTCCTACGCTTGTAGCTGGATATGTAACATCTGCTCCTTTTTGTATTAACGATTCCTTTGTTACCTATGCGGATGATGCTGCGTTAAGCGCGGTTTGGACTGACGACGACTCTGGTGGAGGGGTGTCTACTTTGTCTCATTCAGATCCATACACTACTCCTGGGCCAGAGGCGGATACACATTATATTAAGTTTTCTAGTCCGTCCGGAGTATCCAAGATAGCAAAAAGATGGAAATTGTCATCTTCTGATATTGGTTCTGTTTATTCTGTTAATTTTGCTACATATTTTAAAACATTAAATGCTTTTCATACTCTTGTAAATCAACACAATGGATTTAGGGTTGCTATTTATAATGGAGCGTTTCTAGTAGAATTACATATATGCAAAGATGGAATATTTCTTACGGGAAATAATGATATTCCAAGAAGGATATCTTCTGAAGTAACTCCCCTTGAAACATGGATGACGTGGAATGTTACCGTTGATGGGTCCGATCATCAGAAGATAATAGTAACTGTTTATAGAACAATTGGTACAAGTATTATCACTCTTACAATACCAGATCATTTTCATCCAAATTTACTTTTTCCAAATGAAGTTGTTTTAGAGTTGGCAAATACAATTTCGACAGACGCCCAAGAGGCTTGGCTTGATTTTATTAAGGTTGTTCCAGTAGATGAAGATTCGGCAACTATAAGTGGATCATATCGTTATGCTGTTTCGTTTGTTAGGACTGGGAACTATGGTTGTGAATCCAAACCTATAAAATCGACAATTGGAACACCCTCGTTTTCTGTCGCTCCGGGCTTAAATGATATGACGGTTAATTCTGGATCTTCATATACTGGCGATGTAACGAAAACTATTCGCGTGAAGGTAAAGACGGCGGCTTCTCCACAAGATACAATTCAATGGTCGGATGATGGAGGACTTACCTGGAGTGCCGAGATAAAGTTAGCAACAAAAGTATATCTCGGGTTAGGAGTAACTGTTAATTTTGCTGCTATAACAGGACATACGGCTACGAACTATTGGGACATCGTATGTTCCGCATGTTCTGTGGTCGCGACAGGTCAGCAGGTTACGATATCGAGCATTCCAGGTCCAGGATTAGGCGCACAACCTGCCGATACACAGGTTACGGCAAGGAAAATTTATAGGACAAGTGCCGGTGGTTCTATATATTATTATCTTACGACTATTTATGATGGAGCGGTTACTACTGAGTTTATCGATAACTTTCCAGACATGGGAGGTATTGGAGAAGAGATGGAAGAGGACCGGGATCTTTTTACCCAGGCCACTACCGGAGAAACCGGGTCCGTCTCTACCACTATAGGAAAATTCTCCGAATGGTGGGACAACCGACTATGGATTGCTGATCATATACAGAATGTGATTTATTACTCAGCCGTCAGGTCTGGTGGCGGCGTTCCGGAAGAGTTCTCTATTACGGATAGGTTTGTCTCTATACGAAAGGGAGACCAGGGCGATGTCATCACGGCGATGATCGCCTTCAAGGATGCTCTTTATGTCTTTAAACGGAACGATATTTTTATCATTCAAAAGACTTATTACGGATACGGTGTCTATCATCTAAATTCAGACGTTGGGTGCATTGCCGATGCAGGTGTCATTGTGGCCAATGACCTTATAATGTTCCCGTCAGAAAGAGGAATTGAGTTATACGATGGAGTTAAACCTTATACCCCAGAGTTCTCATTGGCCGTAAACAAGACGTTCTTATCTGCGGATCCTACTGGATATAAGTATATGTCGATGGTCCACGACAAAGAGTACAATGAGGTCTGGTTATCTATCCCAAGTCGGGTATCGAGTGGGACACCTACCACGATTGTGTGGAATTATATCAAGAATAAGTTCTACCTATTTCAGTTTTATAAAACTCCATCTTGCCTTGCTTCCTGCAAAGACTCAACCGGGAAAAGAGTAGTCAAGATGGGGACCCGCGATGGGTATGTCCTTCTCTGCGATTATGGGACAGCAGACAATGCTACGGCGATCACGGCCACCTATCGAAAGGGATGGATGGACATGGAGGCGCATGGTATTGCGAGACTTCTAAAAGTAA